CCCGTTTTAGTTGTTAAATCACATTTTCTACCCATTTTTCTTCTGGGTTGACAATTCTTGTTTAACGCGTTCTTACCTGTATCAGTGTATGTACCACCGATTAAAAATGCCTTTGGTTCAATTTTGATACCTCTATCTGATAAATCAAAATCGGTTCTTGTTATTCCTATTTCACATAAATCTTCATTTCCCCAAAATGGATAAACCTCTATGGTTTTGTCATAACTTATAATTTGTGGAAGTGTTGACAAATCAGAAGATGATTTGAATGTATAGGTATTTTTAAAAGCATCTTCACCTAAACCTTGTTTTATAAAATCATATGGTCTTAAAGAGAAACATCCAACATCGGATAAATCAACATCAACATGTAAGGTTTGTTGTCCTATTGGCACACCCCATATCATAAAATCACCAGCACTATTTGTTTTAACCGTATACTTGTAATATTTTTCGTATACTTCTAAAACTTCTTCTCTATTCAATACCTCTGATTGATCAGGAAACGTTCCTGTCGGTTCATGTCCGCCATGTTGTTTTCTTGATGGTAATAAATTATATCTATATCCATTGTCATCAACATCGGATACACTTGATTTGTAAGGATATAATTTTGATATTACAGGATCATTTTCATCTTCTTCACTAAGTGGTATAAAAATTGATATTTTGGCGTTTGGTACACCTAATCCATTATTAACCGAAATTCTACCTACAACAACACCATAATCTGCACAAAGTGATGTGTATACCTCTTTTTGTGTAAATTTTAATGAAAGAACCTCAAGTAAATCAAAATCTTGTTTTAACTCAACTTTAATTACTTGGTCCTTACCGATATTTGTAGATATTCTATGTTTTTGTGTCATTCTTATAATAAATAGAAACAATGAGATTTTCTAAAATAATATAAGAAAATTTGAATTTAGAATGTAGTCGAAACCAAAGGTTTTATCCTCACTTTGATATCCTTATTTGGGAATCTAATTTGTGGAATTTGATTTGATTTCATAAAAATTGTCATATCGGATTGTGATATTTCTTTGGTGGTCTCATCTTCATACCCAACAGCTACTTCATTAGTTGAATATTCACCCCCAACTTTTCCATATACTCTAATTTTAACAACACTTACAACACCTGCAACAGTACCGATTTCCTTAAATAATTCTCCAACAAATAATGGGTCTCCCATTTTTCTTTTATCTATTGAGAAATAATTAATAACTTTTTCAATTACAGATCTAACGATTTCTGTTTCTGTTTCATTTTTATCACCTAATATGTCAATTTCAACACCCACATCTATAACTTCACCACTTTCAATTTCCAAATAATCATTTATCATTCTATATTCTGAAAGATATTCAATGATATTATTTTTTAATGTGTTTGAAACAATGTTTGTTAAATTACCTCTTTCATCATATGAGATAAGTTTAATTTTAACTTTATTGTCTTCTTCCATAACATTAACTTTAGCGGGCGCACCAAATGTAGATGGCATATTTTCAATTAAAGATTTATAATCATTTAATGTAACCGCTCTGTTTTGTGCCGCAAAATTATAAGCAACCATGTTTCTTATTTCTTCAATAGTGGGTTGGTCCGCCCCACCAATTGCGGGTGTAACGTTTGTAACCCTAAGTGATTGAATAACTTGTGTGTTTACACTTGACACAGGTCCATTAACGGAGAAATCAACGTTATCTATGTTTGTAACAATATTAACACCTAAATTAGTGTCTTTACCTCCACCAACTCTATATTTTATGAAAAGAGTGGTGTTTGCTTTTGGTATTGCACCTAATGAAAGATTATTCAAATAAGTTGCAAGATTTACTTTTAAATCTCCTGTTATATAATTATCTAAATTGTCTAATGGATTTACTGTACCCGATCCAAAGGTTAATTGAAAATATCCTTCAGGTGTAAATTCTGTAATAAATTTATTACTAACTGATACATATGTTCCTGATTTAAAATTATCTCTATCGGATGCCTTTGTTACATCGGGTACAAAGACCTTATCTTGCATCAAAGATTTAACCTCATACCATTTATTTGTGGTTGAACTAAATTCTGATGGTGTTGGGTTTGCACCAAATGTTGTACCATCTTTATGAATAATAGATGTAACACCCAAAACATTTAATTCAGGTAGAAATATTTTCAGAAATGGTTTTTGTTCAATGTCTGTTATGACCTTTCTAAAAACTCTAGTAACACCATTTACAACAGGTTCTCTTTTTGTTATTGTATAAGATATCAACTTGTTGTTACCATCAAAATTTGGAATTTTTAATCTATTGGGTTCACCTTTACTGTTGAATGGGTTGGAAAAATCAATATCTTCAATTGTTTCAAAAATTTGTCCTCCACCCGATACTTGTGCTCCCGATCTTAATAAACCAAGATATTCTGTTTTTTCTTTATCTCCACTTACAGGTACGTTAATTGAAAAATCACATAACGCAACTGATGGTCGATTGCCCGGCAGTCTTAAACCATATGTTTTAGCAATATGAAATAAAGATTGTCTTTGCTGTGCAAAGTCAAGAATTGTTTCTTGAAAAACTCTATCAATATGAAAATGTAGGTTATCGGTAACAGCGGCGTTTAAATCTAATAACACAGAAAATATAGAAGCGTCGTTAGTATTCTTTACTAAATCAGGATAATATTGTTTGGTCATGTTGACCAATTCTTCTCTTAATCCCGCAAAGTCTCTTGTTGCGTATGATATTTTTTTCGACATATTATATATTGATAATTATAAAGTCCGAAGACGAAAATGCTCCGTTATTAACCGTATAGTCTATTCTTACTTTTGCGGTATATGGTTTGCTCGATGCGTCTGAAACCCTGAATAATCTTTCATCTTCATTCTGTGTAAATGTTTTTTCCTCTTCTGGTTCGTTTTCCGCTGAATTTATTTTAATTGAGTTTATATCTAAATTTGGTATAAATTTTTTTACTCCTTCTCTTATTTCTTCTTCGATTAAACTAAATGTGATTACATCGTTTTGTTCGAAAATGTATTCATATATTCTTGTACCAAAATCTGGTAAATAATATCTTGATCCCCTTCTTGTTAAAAGAAGGTGTATAAGATTCGCTCTCACTTCTCTTTCAGGTGTTTCTGTCATCTTTAGAAAATCACCTTTACTACTATCTCTAAATGGGTAATCTATACCATAAGTTACTGCCATACCAATAAATATAAACTATTATAAAATGGTAATAAATAAAAAACCCAACCTAAGTTGGGTTTAATGTAGACGTAACAAATTATGTAAAAAAACGTTACATCTTATTTTTAAGCCTCACAACTAACACAATCTGGATTCATTGCTTGAGCCGCTATATCACCTCTTAGTACCGATTCTGTTCTCATGTAATATAGAGTTTTTACACCTTGTTTCCAGGCCTCCAAATGAACTTGGTTAATCCATTTAGGGTCAGCAGTTGCAGGAAATGCTAAATTCAAAGAAACCGCTTGGTCAATATATTGTTGTCTTAGACCAGCTTGTCTAACCAAATCTAATTGGTTGATTTCCTTAAATGTTTTAAACACTTCTTTTACTGAAGAAAATTTGTGTTTATCCTCTTCTCTTACTTCTTTACATTCAACAACTTTACCATCTACAAAACACCATTCATCTAAAAATTCTAAACCTTGTACCGAACCTCCGTCCGCCAATATTTGATCCCACGCTTCTTTAGTGTTCTTACCAATTTTACGAAGTACCTTTTCTAATTCGGGATTTTTACGAATAAATGTACCTTTAGATGTTTGTTCGGTGAACACATTTGCCGCCCACGGTTCGATACCTGAACTGACATTACCACTCAATTTAGAGTTCGATACAGTTGGGGCCACGGCTCTTAAGTGTGTATTTCTCATACCACTTTCCTTACACCATAATGGTTCACCATATTCTGAAGCTAACCATCTACTCGCTCTCTCTGATTCAATCTTGATTTGTGAGAAGATTTTACGTGTTTCAAATTGTGCGGTTAAACCTTCAAACGGTACACCTTTTTGTTGTAAATAAGTGTGCCATCCTAATACACCTAACCCTAACGCTCTACCTCTTTCCGCTGAACGAACAGAGTTTTCAAATCCTCTCATGTTCTTTGCCTTTTGTAAGAATTCTTCCAATACACCATCTAAAAAGATTGTGGATGTATAGATTAAGTCAGTGTCTTTCCATTCATCATACTTTGCTAAATTCAAAGAAGATAAACAACACACAAATGAATGTGATTCGTCTGTGTGTAAAACAATTTCAGAACAGATATTAGTCATATGAACCTTTAAACCATTCTTCTTATACATGTCAGGATTTTGTTTATTTACATTTCCTTTGTACATAATATAAGGTTCTCCTGTTGCCTTTCTTTTTTGAAGTAATTTACCCCACTTTCTACGAGCTTCAGAATCACCCTCTTCTAATTTCTTCATAAACTTATCACTAACAACAACACATTGGTGTAGGTTTAATGATTGTCTATTAACATCACCTTTTGGTTCTCTGATTTCTAAAAAGTCTTCAAAATCTTTATGATCAATTTTAATGTTTACCGATGCTGCACCTCTTCTTACTGAACCTTGATTAGTTGCAAGAATAGTTGAGTCGTAAATTTTAATAAATGGAATTACACCATCCGATGTTCCGTTATTTGTAATTTTAGCACCAGCAGGTCTAATCATATTAATACCAACACCAACACCCCCACCATGTTTCGCTAATAACATTAACTCTAAATTCTTATTTCCAATTTCATAAATTGAATCCCCAACATCGATACCAAAACAAGATATTGGTAATCCTCTATCACTTCCTGTATTTGATAATACTGGTGTTGCTAAACATAACCAACCTTTCCAAATATAATCAAAGAACTTAGTAGCCAAGTGTGGTTTCCCTAATCTTTTTGCAACAGTTGTTGCAACTCTCCAATACGCATCTTTTGGTTTTTCTCCTGGTAAAAGATAACCTTTAGAAATTGTTTTTACATAAATTTCTGTGTTCCCCCAACTTGGGAAGTCGACATCGAGCTCCCAACCGAGTTCTTCTCCGTAGTTCTTCATATTTCAATAAATTTTTTTGTTAATTAAAAAATATCATCCCAATTTTCACCTTCACCCGCTTTACTATAATCAGTAGGTCTGATTGCGAAGAAGTCTGTGTGTGTAACTCCACCAGTAAGATGATAAAACCAATCTAATTCAGATGCTTTTTTCTCATTGAATTTGAAGACTGGTTCATAACCAAGTTCGACTAATTTTTCATTAATTCTTTTAGTTATAAATTCTTTCAAATCGTTTGCCTTAAGATTTTCTAAATCACCCATTTCAAAAATCTTATCGATAAATTTATATTCCAATTCCTGAATTAATTTTGCTGCACTATAGATGTCTTCTTTTGCTTCTTCCAATAATTCAGGATATTCTAAACACATGTGTCTGAATAATTGACAACCCATTTTTGAATGTAGAGATTCGTCTCTAACACTCCATTTCATTTGTTGTCCAATTCCCTTTAATAAGTTTCTCATTTGAAAACTATAAAGAACAGCAAATGATGAATATAACGCAACACCTTCAGCGAATGCTGAAAATATAGCCAAACTTCTACCGACTTCAACTCTAGCTTTGTGATTTTTAGATAAATCTTCAGGAGTCCAATTTGCGGTTGTGTTTGTTAATAAATCAAATCTTTCTTTCATCGTTTCATCGTGTAAGAAACCTTCAAAATCTTCCAAACCTAATGTTTCGTTTAAGTAAGAATAAGCAACAGAATGAATTGTTTCCTGAGACCCGAATGACATCGCCATTTGTTTAATCTCATGTTTAGGAAACCATTTTGTAACCATACCTGTCCAATAATCGGATACCGCACATTCTGTTTGTGCAAATCCTAATAAAATATTACCTACTAAGTGTTTCTCAGACTCATTTAGATTTTCATTCCAATCTTTTACATCTCCTTGCATTGGTATTTCAGTATGTAACCAAAATGCTTGCATCTGTTTCAACCAACCTTCGTTGTAATATTCAGGATATTCAAATGGTTTAAATGGTATTCTTTCTGTGAATAATCTACTCATATCATTAATTAATTTTGTGTTTTTAATTTTCTCTCTTGTGATTTTTTAAATACTTCAGCCGCACGATTCGCTCTCTTTTCCTCTTGTTGGTGTTCGTGTCCTAAAAGAGTATTTTGTGATTCTGTATCAATAATCAAGAATTGATTATCAAACTTACAGTTTTGCCAAATAATACCATCTTTACCAACACGAGACTTCAACAATGTTAATGTTGCCAAGTTATTTTCTTTTTGTTCAAGTGTCTTACCAATCGATAAGATAATGTGAGCAATTTGTGCTTTCTTAATTGAACCACCCATTTGATCACCAGTTACAACTTCAGATGAAATTGATTCACGATTACCTTGAGTTGCTGTCCATATTGCAATATCAAATTCAGATGTCATCGCTTCCAAACTTCTCATTATTGACCCTTCTCCCTTCCATTCTTCACCATTTACACTTCTTTCGGGTGAGATACAATCAACATAATCTATCACCACCAAATCAGGTTTAAAACCTTCAGAAATCATTTTTCTGATTTTAGATTTAATTTCAGATATGGTAATATTATCACTTGGTAACTTGGACAATTTTAAAGAACCTGTCGATCTTTCTTGTTGTTCTCTAACCAATTTCAATACTTCATCTTTGAATTCTGGTTGTTCATCCGGTGCAACTCCTGACCAAATAGTATAATGTTTCCTTTTAATTTGACCCTCGTTATCCTCAAAAAATATTTGAAGTACGTTGAATCCATCATTATATGCGGTATTGGAGAATTTGGTTAACAAGGTTGTTTTTCCTGTACCAGTTGGTGCTAAAACAATACCTAACTCACCTCTACCAAGTCCACCCTTAAGAACATTGTCTAAACCAACGATACCCGTTCTAATTGGAAGTCTATAGTCCTTTTCTAATGCATCATCAATATTGTGAAATACATCGATAACACTATCATTTATTACACCAACTTGTAACGCCTTCTGAATTTTTTCTTCAATTTTATTATAAGATTCAAATTCACCGTTTTCAATAATTGACTGTATAGTTTTTAATTCTTTTTTCAAGTTTTGTTGTCTACAAAAGTTTAATGATTTGTCTTTTACAAATTCATCATTCTTTTCCAAATTCTTGATTGCTTCTAATGTGTCTATATGTGGTCTATTTGAATCCTTATTACCACCTTCTGACATTATTTTTTGAGCAACAGTTTCATAATTTGGTACTTTGTTGTAAAGTTTATGGAGTTCTTTAATGTTCTCCATAATAAACTTAAACGAATTATTATCAAAATACTTACTCTCTAATACCTCTACTATAACATCACCAAACTTCTTATCTTCTATAATTGCTTTTATCAATTGTTGTTGAAATGTATGACCTAAGTACCCAAAATTTTTCTCTTCAGACATGTTTTTTTATTTTTTTTTAAAGTTCGTAATTCAAATATTTTGTTTCTAAGTTTTTGGAAGACAAGATGTCAGTTAAATCTGACAAAATCCTCTTTAGTTTCGGACGAATATCTACCGTGTATCTAACCTTTGGATG